ATACCTATGATATATTCAAGTTAATTATATATGAGAATTTTTATAATGTCAATTGAAACTATACCACCCAGTTGCAATATATTTTGTTTCAGTGTTACTAATCACTCCATGATGAGGGTGTGTCCAATATGCAGGCCATATCACTGCTTTTCCCTCTTCTGCTTTTAATATAACATCTTGTTGAGGAAAAGCAGTTCCTCCATCATCATTCACTGTATTTAAATAAATCATCCATGCCATCATTCTACGATTTAATCCACCATTTTCACAATGAATACTACGAAATCCTTGACCTGGATTATATTTCTGAAGATTATATTCCATATCAACTTGCCACGATTCAATCATATCCAAATAAGGAAATGTTTTTATATAATCTTGAGTTAAAGAATTTATGGCAGGAATAAGTATATGATTTACTATATTATCCCATGTCAAATAACCTGATATTTCAGTAGACTCTTTATGTTCAGGTGTAACTTTACCCTGTAGTTTACCTAATATTTGAAGATTTTTATTAGATTCAAAATAATCAATTATTTTCCGACACTCTTCAGAAGTCAAGCAATGCTTCTCAAATATCAAATTGTTCATAATAAAAGAAATTTTAATTTAAGTAGGATATGCTAAAAGTATTATACCAGATCCACCAGCACCACTATTTCTAGGTTGAGAAGGACTACCTCCTCCACCACCAGATCCACTATTTTGCTCTGCCCATGCTCCTGGATATGTCGCTGGACCTACAGGGCCTCTTCCTGCTCCAGCATAATCAACACCACCAGAAGGACCAGAACCACCTCGTCCACCAATAGCAACAGGAGTACCTCCTGCAAATCCACCTCCACCTCCACCGCCACAGAACCAATAACCACTAGGGCCAGGGCCAGGATATCCTACTGTTGACATTGGATTTTGGAAAGTAGATGGTAATTGTAATCCAAGTCCACCATTTCCACCTTTTTCTGTATTATCTCCACTATTCTGACCAGCACCGCCAGCACCACCGCCACCGCCACCGCCGTAACCACTAGTACCTCCACCACCTTGATGACCCCAACCATTAGAAGGGGATGGTGAAGGAGTATCAGGGGGTGATATATCAGTACCAGTTCCATTACCACCATCACTACCTCTATTTCCTCTACCTCCACCACCTGATGCACCAGCTTCACCATCTTCTACGGGTGCTGAAGGACATCCACCTGCACCACCACCAGGTGCTTGGAATCCACCACCAGGACAAGCCCATAGTGAAGGACTACCACTCATCAAATCTCTATTACTATTAGGTTCTACAAAAGTCTTACCACCTGTTCCGATAGTAACTGCAGAAATATCTGGTCCACTGATTGGATGAGTACCTGCTCTAAATCCACCAGCACCACCACCTCCACCAATATCCCAAGCACCTGAACCACCGCCACCAATTACAACATATTCTACAGTTTCTTCAAATGATGGTGGAGCAACAAATTGATCAGGAGATATGAATGTATGTATTGTTTTACCATTATAAAAACTTATTGCACCACCGCTTGCTTTTGCTACACCTGTTCTTGATGTACCTATTCTATATCTAACAATAACTCCTCCTGTTCCACCGTTACCACCTGGTTCTCCAGATGGAGGATTTGCACCACCACAACCTCCACCACCCCAGATAGAGTACTGATCATTACCAGGCCCTGCTGTTCTACTATCTCCCTGATGACCGCCACCGCCACTGCCTCCAGTGTTAGGTCCAGTATCACCACCCCTTGAACAAGTAAATGCTATACCAGCTTTACCCCATGCCCAATAACTATGAAATCCCTTTCCTCCTGAATTTTCGTGTGTAGCATTTAAAGGAGGAGAAACATTTCCTCCCTTTCCACCAGCACCACCTCCACCACCTGACTCACCAGTAGTTGTACTATCTCCCCAACCACCAAGATTACCATATTGACGCATATTTGCAGGAGCTGGATATGATGGATTTTGATTATGTTGATTAGCAGATTCTGGAATTACTCCAGGTAATTGATTACTTGTTTGTGTATTTCCAGAAGCACCTGATCCACCAGAACTACCACCACCCTGTCCTACTTGAGTACCCCAAGAAACAGAAGGCCCTGATCCACCTCCTCCACCACCACCTTTAGCAGTGATTGTTAAAGGTGAAGAAGGACTAGTGAAAACAGTATCAGAACCTGGACCTCCATTATTAGTTGGATCCGAACCACTAGAACCTTTTCCACGAGCCCAACCACCAGTACCTATAGTAATGGGATAAGATCCAGGAGATGAAGCAACTGGGTAGTCTGTAACTTCAACTACTCCACCGCCTCCACCACCAGCACCTTGCCAATAACCTGGTACAGTACCGCTACCACCACCACCACTACCAACTACTAAAACGTCAATCGTAGCATAGTCTGGATTTGGATCAACAGATGTTACAGTAAAAGTTCCATCAGTAACAAAAAGATGTGCTCTATAGATATCTCCATTCGGTTCTGTATAATCACTAATAATACCACCAGTGGCAACATTACCACCATCCCATCCACTTAATCTTGATCCTTGATATTGATCTGCTAAAGAATAAACTCCAGAATCAACCTTTTTCTCAAGATTAACAGCAGGGCCTTTTCTACCACCAACAAATTTACTCATGGTTAGATCCTCCTATTAAGCATCATCAAGTATTTCATAAGAAATAACTATAGATAAATCACTATTAGCACTTGCCCATGCCTCTAATATCTGACTTTCTTCTAAGTAAATTGGAGAATCCTTACCAATAATGACCAATGTAGTATTAGCAGGAACTGAAACTGCTTCAGCTATCTTATATCTATTATTAGATCCATCATTATGTTGAAGATAAACATTAGCAGCATTTGTTCCATCAATATTTGCTATAAGAACTGTATTAACTTTATAAAGTTTATTTGATGCACAGGTTAATTGAGCAGTATTAGAACTGGTAGTAAGATTAGATGCATATGTCTTACCATATATTGAAGTTACATTAACTAAGTTTGGATTCGCCATGTTCTTTTAATCTCCGTGTGTTTATTTATAATCAACCAAAAATCATTGCCATAGCGATTGCCTTACCAGTAGTGGCTTTTGTGGCAATGGCTGTAGTGTTTGTATTAATTTGAGTGAGCAAATTAGTACCATCATCAACAAAAGCAGTAGCAGTAACAATACCAGCAAAAGTTGCATTACCACTAGCAAATATCGTTGCAGCAACACCTATATTAAATTGACCTGTGGAATGTATAGTCGCAGCAGTACCTACTTTAACTCCACCAGAGAATGTTCCAATTCCAGTACTATTAATAGATTGTCCTTCAATAGTAAGAGAACCATCGGTTGCGTTTATTAGGTCCGAAGCACCATCTATCCTAATACCCATTTTCTGCCCAAATTAGACTTTTAGATATTTATAAAAAAGTAATAGGGGAAAAAATACCTGGAGTTTTTTTTCGACCTTTTTTGAAATAAAAAGCTAGCCTCCCCTGACTAAAGTGGATTTGCATAGGACAACCGACCTTCGGGACAAGTTTCCCTTACTAAATTCAATACGTTCATAAACTGTTCTATATTATCGCACACTACTTCCTTCCTGTCTCCTTCATTGGAGTAAAGGTAAAAAGTTTTCTTGAGTGGATCTACCACACACTTCATTAAATATTCTTCGTCCATCCATGCACTAATCATGCTCATAGTATTATAGCACCTTAGTAACTATTCGGCAAGTCTGTTAAACCAGAATGATAACACATATCTAGTCCCAGACTCAACTTTACTAACATGGTGAAGATATTCCCGATTAGAAAATATCAATAATTTACCAGATTTTGGTCTTACATCAAACCACACACTTTCATCCAAATTATCAAATTGGGTATGTCCTCCAATATAGTCATCATTTAAATAAAGGAATGCTGCAAGAGTATTTGGACTATACATATCAGACTTATCATAATGCGGTTTCATAAATGTACCCGTTGGCCATCTTATAACACCACAATAATCTAACTGTATATCACTATCAAATGACTTACATATTTTAGTTACATTTGCAATAACACTAGAGAAAAGTTCATCATTGGTTAATTTAATATCTACAGGACTTACATCTCCACCCAAATAAATTGCACCATAATCACCATCAGGTTCTGGTATATCAGGACCATAAGTTAAACTTTCATTAGAATCTGAATGAGTTACTGCTTCTAAAAATGTTTCTTCTTTATTATCTCCATGCAAATTTATAAAAGGATGACATAAAGAAGGATTTAAAAACTCCTCTTCAACATAAAGTAATTTTCTCATTTCTGGTTATACCATATATTAAGAGCAAATCTTTCAGAACCTTCAATCTTGGTAACATGATGTTTGTAAATTGAATTGGAAAAAACAAGTAATTTACCCGTCTCTGGTTTCACTTCACACTCTTCAAATCCAGTATGACCTCCAGTATAATCATCATTCAAATAAAGAACTGCTGCAAATAAATCAGGTTCTTGGTCAGGTCTATGAGGATCAATATGAGGTTTCATAAAGGTTCCAACAGGCCATCTCACTACACCTGCATAATCTATGATTACTCTATCATCAAAAGTCTTACAGAGATTAGTTACCTTCTCAACTACATTATTCTTTTCTTTCTCAAAATAAATCCCATCAAGAGTAGTAAGAAAGGTATCACCACCCCTACTCTCATCACCATAAGGAATCTCCTCCTCATTTGATTTAGAGAGATTTATGAGGTCTTGGCATTCACTAGGAGATATAAAATTCTCCTCAACATAAATTAGTTTCTTCAAATCGTTACTGTATTTGGCAATTCACGATATTGTGGGTCATTATAATCTGGATTCACTGCATCTGGTTTATAGTTTGGATCTGGATAATCAAAACAAGTATCACCTTCATATTCTGTTATTAATGGATTTACATCCTTTCTTTCTGCAAACACATGATAGAAACAATCAATAGGAAGTCCTCCATTATTCTGAAGGTATATAAATTCATCATCCCATCTCTTTACAATAATATCTTGATGTGCTCTTATAGGTTGAATCTGTACAGAAATACTTTCAACATTTACCAAGTCTTTCCAATAATATGGTAGAGCAATTTGTGTTTGATTTCTTAATCTTCCTCTATAATATACTCCTACCTCTGGGCCCTCAATACAAGCATATCTTAATCTATTACCTTCTCCTTTAGTTGGGTGAGGTATATCAAATGGTTTTGGTTTACCATCAGCAACTTGATGTCTTGCTTCTAGTCTTCCTTTAGAACCACAATCAACAGACCCACTAACATATACATCACCATGAATATAAAGAGTATCAATAGATGATCCACCACTTACTTCAAGACCATGAGGAGTTGCACCATCACCTTCTATTAATACATTACCTCTAGTATTAATAGACAAAGGTGTTTCTTTAGTATCTGTTCTACCAACCATTACAGTAGCAGTTCCTGGATAGTCTCCTTCTCCAAAGTCATCAACTGCACCAACCTGAAGTGACCCCTGAATATATGCAGACCAATCAATCTTGGTCAAACCTTCCCCAAGAGCTTTA